ACAACTAGTTAAAGAACTAGAGCCAGGTTTGAACGCACTGTTCGGCTTGGAATACAAAAGATACGAAAACCAACATGCTGAGATCTACGCGACAGAAACTTCAGACAGAGCTTTCGAAGAGGAAGTAATGTTATCTGGATTCGCTAATGCTCAAGTAAAACCCGAAGGTTCAGGTGTAGTTTTTGACAACGCTCAAGAAACTTACACTGCAAGATACACTATGGAAACTGTGGCTCTTGCCTTTGCAATTACTGAGGAAGCGGTAGAAGATAACCTGTATGACAGACTGTCAAGCAGATACACAAAAGCGTTAGCTAGATCTATGGCTAACACTAAGCAAGTTAAAGCAGTTAATCCATTAATTAATGGATTTGGAGGTGGATTCACTTCTGGTGACGGAAGCAATTTATTTGCTACTAACCACCCAACAATTGCTGGTACTGTATCAAACACACTTGCAACAGCAGCAGACCTTAACGAAACATCATTAGAGCAGTCTTTAATTGACATTGCTGCTTTCACTGATGAAAGAGGTTTGAAAATTGCAGCTAAAGGAGTAAAAATGATTATTCCTTCTGCTCTGCAATTTACAGCTGAAAGATTGATGAAATCAGAAGGCAGAACTCAAACTGCTGATAATGATATCAACGCAATCAGATCAATGGGAATGGTTCCTCAAGGTTACAGAGTGAACAATTTCTTAACTGATCCAAATGCGTTCTTCCTTATCACTGATGTTCCAAACGGAATGAAACATTTCGTTAGAACACCAATCAAAACAGCTATGGAAGGTGACTTCGATACTGGTAACTTAAGATTTAAAGCTAGAGAAAGATACCAATTTGGTGTTTCTGACTTTAGAGGAATCTTCGGTTCACCTGGAGTAAGTTAATAAATAATTTTGAGGCGGAACACAGTTCCGCCTCAATCTAAAAATAAGAAAGAAAAACTAATGAAAAAACTTCTCATTAACATTTGGGCTTACAATCATCATGCTAAATTTACTATATTGGCTGAAGATAATGCTAAAAGCGTAGAAAATGCTATACTTGACAAACTAGGAGATAAGAGTATAAAATGGGAAGATCTTGGAGTTAGTTATGACGACAAGAAAAACAGAATAACTTTTGAAGAGGTTATAGATGATACAAGACCTATACAAACAAAAAAGGTCCTTGGAGTTGAAGTGGGAACAGGAGCATCTATCTAATGGTAGATACACTCTTGAAATGGTCAGAATTGATGACAAAGTTAAAGAAGTCATCACAAAGATCAAACTGGAAGAAGCAGCTATTGCCCATAGACAGAACACTATCGAAGGTGCAGCTCCACAAGTTTCAGTAGCTACTTAATCAAAAGCTACATTGCTGAAATGCATAAATACCGTAGGCTCTCTTGCACTCTATTAAAATCTAGTATATAAAAAACTCACTGTATAATTAATTAGTTTACATAGACGCATACAGTCGACGGCCTAGAGACTATGTGAACGAAAACTAGGAGGATATAATTATGGCAAATACAACCTTTTCAGGACCGGTCATTTCTAAAAATGGCTTTATAACTACGGGCCCTGGAGCAACAAAAACAATTAATTCTACTGGCTTAGGTGCAAGCGGTTTAGCTTTAACAGTTAATGCCCATGCTGGAAGAATTTTAATTTCACAAGACGCAGATGGTATTTATAAATTACCGTCTATTAATGCGAGCTCTGATTCTGCAGTAGCAGGACCAGGAAGTGATCCAAACAACCCAAGCAACATTGGTGCAAGTTTTTATTTTTACATAGACACATTAGCAACTGATGTTCAAATCATAACTGACGGAACTGACAAGTTCACAGGTGCAGCTATGATTGCAGTAGATAATGGAAGTAAAAAAGCTTTCTTTCCTGGCGCATCTAATGATGTTCTTTCTATGAATGGAACAACCTCAGGTGGGATCGTTGGATCTGTAATTCAAGTTACAGCGTTAGAAACTGCTCAATACTTGGTGCACAATACTTTGATCTTAGGATCAGGATCTATTATTACACCATTTAGCGATACGTAATAAATAATTAGTGTGGGGCTTCGGCCCCACATGTAAATTTTAAGGAGAAAAATATGCAAACATATAGCGTAGATGGAGTAGCAACAAACGTAACCACTGAAACTAAAACTATTCAGTCTGGAAGAACTAGAGTGTACGGAGTGCACGTATCTGGTCCTAACGTAGCTGGTGTTTTAGATCTTAAAGATGGCACAACATCTAAAGTAAAATTAAATAAAGCTGCTCATGTTCATGACATGACAATTAATTTTCCTGTACCGATTTTGTTTAAGACTTCGGTAGTTTCAGGTTTTACTACAGAACAGATCACTGCTATTACTGTGTTTCATAGTGGCGGCGGTAACACTTCGTAGGAGTTTAAATGGCCAACACTACTTCGGGCACTTCGACGTTTGATAAAACGTTTTCGATTGATGAGATAATTGAAGAGTCTTATAACAGACTTGGTCAATTTGACATGAGCGGTTATAATCTAAAAACTGCTCGAAGATCTTTAAATATATTATTTCAAGAATGGGGCAATAGAGGTCTTCATTTTTGGGAAGTAGCTAAAACTAATATAACTTTGGTAGATGGTCAAAATGAATATAAAATTTTTAGATCTACCGCTGACGGTAATTCAAATGGAGTAACCACTACTCTAACAGCAGCTATTTCTTCTACAAGTGCGACTACTGGAATTACGATTGCCTCTAAAGATCGTATGCCTACCACAGGAACTATTAATGTAGGATCTGAAAATATTTCTTACACTGGATTTAATAGTTTAGAATTAACAGGAGTAACACGTGGAGTTAATGGAACAACCGCAGCCACTCATTCCAACGGAGCTGCTGTTACTAATTTTGTAAATCAAGCTACAGAAATTTTAGAAATGTCTTATAGAAATTCTTCTAATGTAGATTCTCCTTTAGAAAAAATTAATAGATCTCAATTTCAAGCTTTATCTAATAAGTCTTCTACAGGTCAACCATCTCAATATTTTGTACAAAGGTTTATAGATCATATTTTAATTACTTTATATTTAACTCCCGGTTCTACAGAAAATGGAAATGTTATAAATTTTTATTATGAAAAAAGAATTCAAGACGCAGGAGCTTATACTAACGCAACTGACGTTCCATATAGATTTGTGCCTTGCATGATAGCTGGATTAACTTATTATCTTTCTATGAAATATGCACAACCAAGAATACAAGAAATGAAATTAATTTATGAGGATGAGTTAAAGCGAGCTTTAGAAGAAGATGGTTCTTCAGCTAGTGTATATATTTCTCCTCGAACTTATTATCCGAGTATATAATTATGGGAAACACAGCAAAAGGAAAACACGCTTTATTTATTTCAGACCGATCTGGTTTAGCATATCCATATAGAGAAATGGTTAAAGAATGGAATGGTGCAAGAGTTCATACTTCAGAATATGAACCTAAACAACCACAGTTAGAACCAACACCATATTCGGCAGATCCTCAAGGATTACAACATCCAAGACCACAACAATTTAATTTATTAACAGGAGGAGGTGGAGGAATTGTTGCTAATTTAACTTTGCCTGGAGATTTTGCATTTCAAACTACAACAAATGAAAGTATGGTTCCTGCAAATCCAGATATAATTGGTAGTGCAAGACAAGCATTATTACAAATAGGGAGTGTAACAATTAACATATCATGACATACGATGAATTAAAACAAAAAATTATAGACTATACAGAAGTATCAAGTAATGTATTTACTGACACTATTTTAAATGGTTTTATTGAAGATGCTGAATTTAAAATTTTAAGAGAAGTAGATTCTGATAATAACAGAAGATATGTTAGTGCTAATTTAATAGCAGGTACAAGATTTATAGATACTCCAACTGATTTATTAATTATACGATCTGCTCAAATCGTAGACTCTGAATTAGCAGATGGAAATACAAATCAAAATCGAGATTTTTTACAATTTCGAGATACTAGTTTTATGTCAGAATTTAATCCTGTAGCAACAACCGGAGTTCCTAAATATTACAGTAATTGGGATGAGACTCGAATTGTCGTAGCCCCTACTCCTGATCAAACTTATACTATTCAGTTAAATTATATCTTGAAACCAGCTGGATTATCTAGTACAGTTACCACTACATACTTAAGTACAGAATTTCCCAATGGCTTATTGTATGCATGCCTAGTTGAGGCTTACGGATTTTTAAAAGGACCCGTTGACATGCTCCAGTTATATGATAAAAAATACCAAGAGGCAGTCAAAGGATTCTCAATTGAACAAATGGGAAGACGAAGACGAGATGAATACCAAAGTGGTGTTCCTCGAATAGGAAAACAGTAAGGAGAAAACTATGGCAATAACACAAGCGATTGCAAACAACTTTAAAAAGTTACTACTAGAAGGTGATTCAAGTTTTAAACAAACTGGTGGTGATAAATATAAGTTAGCTCTTTATACTTCTTCAGCTACTTTAAACTCAGCAACAACTTCTCTATTAACTTCTGCACCAACTAACGAAGTTACATCAGCAAACTATTCAGCTGGTGGTGGTGCACTTGTTAACAACCCAACTTCTTTAACAGCTGGTGTTGCAAGAGCAGACTTTGCTGACCTGTCATTTCAAAACGTTACTTTGACAGCTAGAGGAGCTTTAATTTATAACACATCATCTGCAACTACTAACTCTGCAGTTTGTGTTTTAGATTTTGGAGGAGATAAAACAGCTACTTCAGGTACGTTTACAGTTCAGTTTCCAGCACCAACATCAACAGCAGCGATTCTAAGGATCTCTGGTTAATCGTAGGAGGTAACCTCCTATGAGTGGATCAGGAACTTGGGGTGTCGGCACATGGGGTCAAAACCAATGGAATGATTTAGCAGATCCGTCTTTTACAGTAACGGGTCAAGCCCTCACTGCATCTTTAGGAAATGAAACAAGCTCAACTGAAGTTAATGTAGGTTGGGGTCGTGTTGAATGGGGAAAACAAGCTTGGGGTATCGCAGGTACTCTTATAGCTCCTGGTGATGCTGTTACCGCAAATCTTGGAAGTGTTACTACATCAGCTGGTGCTAACACAGGTCCATCTACAAATAACAATCAAACATTAACGACCGGTCTTGGAACCGTAACAGCTTTTGGTTTAGCTGAAGTATTTCCATCAGGTATTCCACTTACAAATAGTTTAGGAACAGTTGATGCTGGTCCTGACGCTATGGCAGTAGGTGACGCTGTTGTTGCAAGTCTTGGTACAGTAGAAGCGTTTAACAACGAAGGTTGGGGTAGACTTGGTTGGTCAATAAATGATTGGGGTGATGCTGGTAGTTCTGTACAAGTAGACGTTACTGGAATTGCAATGACTGCAGCTTTAGGAACTCCAACAGAAATTACGGGTGATGCAACTATCGTTGCAAATACTTTAAACGTAGCACAATTAACTTTAGGTCAAGTTGATCCTGCACCTGATGCAGCAGTAACTGGAAACTTCATGATAGGTGCTTTAGGTACTTTAGGGTTTCAAGGAGATGTTGCACCAACTGTAACTGGTTTTGGATTAAGTGCTGCTTTAGGTAATGAAACAATAGACTTAAATCAACAAGTAAATGTTACTGGAAATCCACTATTAGCAAGGGTTGCTTCAGTATCTGGATTTACAGATGTTACTGCAACTTTTACTGGTTTTGGGTTGACTGCAACGGTAGGAAGTGGTAATGCTCTTATCTGGAACGAAGTAAACACAGGTTCTGCTCCAATAGATCCTCCAGGTTGGAGAGAGGTCGTTGCATAAAGAGTTTGACACTAACTCTTTATTTTTATAAAATAAACGATATAAGGAATTTAATATGGCGAATTCAACATCAGCAAGTTTAAAACTTACAGTTCAAGCAACCGGTGAAAACTCGGGAACTTGGGGACAAATTACAAACACTAACCTTTTAATTTTAGAACAAGCAATTGGTGGTTATGACACTTTTAACGTAACTAATGCTAATAGATCTTTAACATTTACCAATGGTGCTTTATCTAATGGTAAAAATGAAGTTATAAAATTAACAGGAACTTTGTCGGGAAATAGAACAGTTAGTATTCCTAATTCTGTAGAAAAAGTATACACTGTAATTGATGGTTGTGATCATGCAGGAAACACTTTAACTTTTAAAACTTCTTCTGGAACAGGTGTTCTTTTATGTGAGGGAAATTGTTATACGTTGTATTCAGATGGTACTAATATTGTTAAAGCAAACGAATACAGAAAATGGAGAGCAGTCTCAGCAGCAGAAACAGTTCAAGCTGGTGCTCAACTTTTAGTAAACACAAATGGTGGAGCAGTAACAATTACGCTTCCAGCATCACCTGCAACAGGTGATGAGGTTACATTTGTAGATCAAGGTTATGATTTCAATACTAACGCGTTGACTGTTGGTAGAAACTCTTCTAATATAGCTAATGCAGCATCTGATCTTGTAGTTAATACTCAAGGCGCAGCTTTTTCATTAGTTTTTTCTGGAGATGCTACAACAGGATGGACTTACACGGAGAAATAATATGTCAAATTACGAAGCAACAAAATACGATTTTTCAGGAGCAAACCTTACAGGTATCGAGGGAATTCCTACAGCAACTATTGTGCCGTGGTCTTCTGCATCAGTGCCAACAGGTTTCTTAGAATGTAATGGTCAAGCAGTTTCAAGATCAACTTACTCTGCATTATTTGCAATCGTAGGTACAACTTACGGTGCAGGTGATGGTTCATCAACTTTTCTTGTACCTGATTTACAAGATAACGTTGCAGTCGGAAAATCAAACAATAAAGCTTTAGGGTCAACAGCAGGAGCAAATACTGTAGCAGCAACTGGTAATGTTGGTGGTTCTACAGCCAATGCAACTTTATCAACAGCACAACTTGCTAGTCACTCACATAGCCAAGGAGCAGCTCCTAATCCTGGTATAAGAATAAACTTTGGTGGTCCTGCAGCTCCTCAAACTTATTTAAATTTAACTAACACAGGATCGGCAGGTTCAGGTTCTGGTCACCAACACAACATGAGTGCAACTTTTACCGGTGATGCAACATCAGTTTTACAACCTTATTTAACCATTATTTATATTATTAAGACATAGGAGAAGATATGGCAACAAACGCAAATTGGACAGTAGTATTTGAAGACAAAGTAATTATAAAACAATCAGGTGATGGAGCTGGAAATGCTTACACTATTGATGATAATGCTTTTTGGGCAACTACTGATTTTCAAAATATTTGGGCTATTCAATCAGGTACTTCTAATACTTCGGATGAAGTAGAACATAAAGATGAAACACCCCATTGTTCTTTGTCTGATAAAGGTATTGATATGCAACAGTTCATCGATAGATGGGATGCAGCTCATTTAACTCAATTACAATCTGATTGGGATAATAATAATGCAGTAGATGAAAATGGTGATTCTACAGAAACTGAAGCTGAAAAAATTGCTAGACTAGGTGTTAGACCTACTTCTTACTCTTCATAGTATTAAGAATAAAAAATATTTAAAGAATATCTAGGAGAACTAGGTCCTAAAGCTTGTAAATCACTGTGATATACATAACGACCGTTAAAAAATAAAGCTCTATTCTCTGTAAATCCAACATAAGTATTTAAATTACCTTTAGTATAGAATCCGGTTCCATTGTAGGTCAATTCTTCTCCTTTTAAATAAATTAAACAGTTATATTTTGGAATGATATCTAAATGGGGTTTTACTTCCGTTTTATTATGTCTAAGATTAAATCTAGCTGACTTAGTTTTTAATTTTTTATTTGGAAAAAATTGTAATTTGATTTTATCAAATAACCATTTATTTTTATTTGTTTTTTTAAAAATATGACTAAAACCATAATTACCTCCATCATTTATAGATGGAGACCAGTGAATTTTATTTAAGTTATTTACTAAAATACTATATTCTTTTTTTGTAAAAAAATTATCTTTTATTTGTAAATTTAATTTATTCATAATTATCTTAACATCATCCAAGAAGTTAAAATATATTTTTCACCAGATAAAGGTGGATTACCTCTATGAACATACGGAAATCCAGCAGGCCAGATAACTATTCTACCTGTTTTAGGTTTTACTCTTTTTGAAAAATGGAGAAATTCTGTTTCTCCGCCTTCTTCTACATCATTTAAATAAACAGAAAAAACAAAAGCTCTTGGTTCATTACTAAATCCTTTTCCATGTTCTATATGCCAGACATGATATCCTTCGGTAGGTAAAGTTTTTTGTATTTTTAAACCAGTAAAATGAAAATCTGTTTGATAAATTTCGTCTGCTCCTATATTTTTAATATAATGTTTAAAAGCTATATCATAATTAAAAATCATAGGTTTTAATGTTTCCCACCAAACATTTATATTATGGGGTTCTACAAAAAATTGTTGATCTTGCTTTTGTAATATAGATGCTTTTTCAAAACCTATTCTATTAAGTGTATTATTAAATTTATTTTGTTCCTCATACAATTGAATAGCTTTGTTACATTCTTCTGAAGTAATATAATTATCATATACACCTATAAAATTATTTATGTTAACAGTTTTTTCTTCCATTTATTTTCCTTTATCTTATAAACATTTGTACTGAAATTCTTGGTAGGATTGGACTTAAAACAGGATTTACTTTATGTTTAAATGGAGCTTTTATTATTACCAAACAATTACCTACAGGTGGAATCCAACCATGATCTTTTTCGCTAGAAAACATAAATTCACCTCCCCAATTTTCATTCCATCTATTATTTAAATAATAAGTTGCCCCATACTTCCAGTTTTTACCATCATCATGCCAGTTTATACCAGAGTCTTTTTTCATACAATGAATTGTAGTTGATATTTTTTCTATATTTTTTAATTGAAAAAAAGCGTTATGTTTAACCAACACTTTTAATTGTTCAAAGGGTTTATAATTACCTACTTCAGTTCTTAAAGGGGGAACAATATTATTAATTAAATCTTCACTCCAAATACCTTTTGTAGTATGTAAGTTGATTTTTTTTCTTTCTTTAATAATAGCATTATGTATTCCTTTATACATATCATGACTTAAAAAATCTTTAATATAGTAAAGCTTATCAGGTATTGAATATATTAGTTGCATGGTTTTAAAAAACAATTAATAGAATATCTAATTCCTTTTGTTATAGGTTCAGTACCGTGATTCCAAATAGGTTCCGCTGGAAATATCATAGCATCTCCTGTTTTAAAAGAGTCTTTTATTTGACCGTCAAAGAATCTAAAATCACCTCCTTCATAATCTTCATTTAAATTTAATGAACAAGAAGCTCTTTCTAACATTGAAATATCATTATGGTCTCTTATTAATTGACCTTTTTCATATTTTAATATTCTAATATTTGCAGAATAAGAAATAAAATGTTTATTAAATGTAGGAGATATTTTTTTAGATTTAATATATTGTTCATAGTTAATTATCATTATACTTATGTATTTTTTAGCTTCATTTAAAGCATATAATATATCTTTATTAGGATTTTTTATTTGAGATAAATTTAAACAAGTAAAATTATCTTCTTCTATTTTTTTAGTGTCAAATTTATAACTATCTTCAGTACCAGAAAGATCAGTATATTTTTCAAATATTTCTATTATTTTATGACACACCTCTTTAGGAACTAATCCATTAATTTTATATTTTAAATCTGATATTCTATGGTCGTAAGGCATATTTTTATTATATTTCTTTATACTGAGCTATGATTGAAAATCTTTTACTTTGATTATTATCACTCCATATTAATGGGCTATGATAAGCTGAAGACTCCCAAAAAATTCCTCTGTTTTGTTTAAATCCTATATGAGTATTTAACTCATGATTGCCATTATTATTTACATAAAAACCTGTTCCTCTATGTAAACTTTCATCTCCCCTTATATAAACAATTACTTGATGAGTACAATTAGCTCCTATATCTGCATGAACCATAGGAGTAGTTCTTGCTACCATTGTATATGCAGTATAGTTTTCTTTAAATTTTTTATTATATAACTTCTCACATCTTTCTCTTAAATAATCAGCTACATTTTTTTCAACCGGTGATCCATAAAATAAGTGCTCTTTAGTATTATCCCCTTCTTCATATTTATAATCTTCACCATAAGTATAAAAAGGAATTTTATTATAAATTAATTTATACAATTTTTCTTCTATAAAATTATCTTTTATATTAATATCAAATTCTTCTTTTATATTTTTTTTCATTAAATTAATGTTTTTTTAAACGATTTCCATAAAATCCAATAGACGCAACAATTCTAGGATTTATTGCTAATACTTTATGTTTAATACCTTTTGGTATGAAAATCATATCTCCTTTTTCAATACTATAATCTTTATTCTCAACATTAAAAATTCTATAAATAACTTTTCCCTTAAGTCCTATAATAAAAACATCTTCTACATCTACATGACTAATACCGACTTGAGATACTAAACTAAAAAATAAATCTACTTCATCTCTTGGATCTCTTTCATATCTAAATAATTTACTTAAAAAATCAAAAAATGTTTTAAATTCTTTTAGAGAATCACTTACTTTACATATTTGAAATACGTCTTTTAAATTACCAAAATGTGATTTTTGCGTTATTGAAAAATTATTCTCTTCCATTAAATCACTCAGTAAATTAAAATCATACTGTCTTTCTAACGAAACAAAATTTTTTACAAAACAAACCTTGTTTTCTTTTATATAATTTATTTCATTCTCTTTTAGTAACATAATTCAATAAAATTAATAAATTTTACTTCTAAATAGTCCATAATTAAGATACTTTCATTCTCTATAAAACTAATATATAACACACTTATGGCATTAAAAAAAGTAGATTTTGCACCCGGTTTTAATAAACAAAGCGTACCTTCCGCTCTTCCTGGACGATGGGTAGATGGAGATTTTGTACGTTTTAGATATACCGCACCTGAAAAAATAGGTGGTTGGGAACAACTAACCGCTGCATCTAAAACATTACCAGGAGTAGCAAGAGCACAATTAACATGGACCTCTTTAGCTGGTGAGAAATATGCAGCAATTGGAACGTCTCAAGGTTTGTTTATTTATTATGGTAATGATTTTTTTGATATTACGCCATTAGATACAGCAATTACAGGATGCACATTAACGACAGTTAATGGTTCAAATACTGTAACTGTAAATAAAGGATCTCATGGTTTAGCTAAAGGAAGATATGTAACATTATCTGGTGTAACTGTTACAGGTGCTTCAGACTATACACCTGCAGAATTACAACAAGTTTATGAAATACAAACAACTCCAGATGTAGACAAGTTTACTATACTAGCTTCTAGAAATGAGGGAGGCACAGGTATGACTGCAGCAGGCGCTGCAACTGTTAATCCTTATGTTGAAATAGGTCCTACTTTTCAAACTGCTGGTTACGGTTGGGGAACTTCTTCTTATGGAGATTCTACTTGGGGCACAGAAAGTGATACGAGTGATGTAATTTTAGATCCAGGAAACTGGAGTCTTGATAATTTTGGTCAAGTTTTAGTTGCTACAGTATTTAATGGCAAAACTTTTACTTGGAATGCAGGAGCATCTGGAGCTAGAGGTATTAGAGCATCATTAACTACATCAGGTTTTTCTACTTCTGCTAATCCGACGGCTTCTAGATTTACTCTTGTATCTGACAGGGACAGACACTTATTTCATTTCGGAACTGAAACAACCATTGGTGATGCAACAACACAAGATCCCATGTTTGTAAGATTTTCAAATCAAGAAGATTTAAATACTTATTTACCTACCTCTACCAATACTGCAGGAACATTTAGATTAGATACTGGAAATAAAATTACTGCAGCTCTTCAAGGTAAGGATTATGTTTTTGTTTTAACTGATAATGCAGCTTATGTAATTCAATTTGTTGGTCCACCATTTACATTTAGTGTTAGACAAGTTGGCACAAACTGTGGATGCATAGGACAACATGCAGCTTCTTATGTTAATGGTGCTATATATTGGATGTCTAACGAAGGTGGTTTTTTTATGTACGATGGTACTGTAAAAGCCTTACCATGTTTAGTTGAAGATTTTGTATTTACTACACAAAATGGAGATTTAGGACTTAATTTTAATTCAGCAGATGTAATTTTTTCTTCACCAAATTCTTTATATACAGAAGTAAATTGGTTTTATCCAAAATCAGGATCAGAACAAATTGATAGATGTGTAACTTACAATTATCAAGAAAATGTTTGGACTACTTCATCACTCGATAGAACTACTTACGCTGACCAAGGAGTTTTTGATAAACCTTATGCAACAGACTATGAGCCAACAACTACTCCAGTATTTCCAGATATTTTAGGAATTACAAATTTATATGGAGCATCTATATATTATGCTCATGAAGTAGGAACCGATCAAGTGAACAGTACAGGTACAACTTCTATAGATGCTTTTATTAGGTCTGGAGATTTTGATATTGATGATGGAGAGTTGTTTATGTCGATGAGAAGATTTATGCCAGATTATAAATTTTTAGTGGGTAATTCTAAAGTAACTTTATTTATATCAGACTACCCTTCAGATGCTCAATCAAGCTCACCACTTGGTCCCTTTACAATAACTTCTACTACTGATAAAGTCGACACTAGAGCGAGAGGAAGACTACTATCTTTAAAAATAGAAAACGATGCTGCAGGTGAAACATGGCGTTATGGTAGTTTTAGAATGGATGCTCAACCAGACGGAAGGAGATAAAATGACAAAAAGACTAAATATTAAAAAAGCAATTAAAAAACCAGGTGCTTTAAGAAAATCTTTAAAGATTAAAAAAGGTGAAAAGATACCTTTAGATAAATTAAATAAAGCGGCTAAAGCAAAAGGCAAGTTAGGTCAAAGAGCTAGATTTGCTAAAACTTTAAGAAAAATAAATAGAGCATAATGGCAAAGTTGACTAATTACATACCTGAACCTGCACAAGAATATAATGTAGAAAATCAAAGACAGATTATTGAATCGATGACAACTATGAAACAACAACTTAATTTTTCTTTTCAACAAGATTTAAAAAATGAACAAGAAACTTTTAATTATTTTTTATCATGACAATACAATACAAAAATGCTAGCAAAATATTAGATGGTACAGCTATGACTACTCTATTAACTATATCTACGTCTGCTGTGGCCATTATAAAATCCGTGTATGTATCTAATAACAGCACGGGAGCTGTATTAGTTAATTGTGATTTAAGAGACTCCTCTGCTAGTACAGATGTAGAATTTTTTAGAAAAGACATACCTGCTACAAGCACAGTCAACGCTACAGAACAAGGGTTGAATTTAGAAGCAGGAGATGCTATAAAAGCGCAAGCAGAAACAGCTAATAAACTTGAAGTAGTAGTTAGTTATGCGCTTATAAACAGAGAGAATGAAAACGGATAATATACATAAAATCGATTGTACAACTATAACAATTTATAGAAATACAGAGACAGGTGAAACTTCTAAAGAAAAATTAGAAGGACCAAATATTGTTACAGATGTGACAGTGCAGGTATCACCAAAAGGTTTAGATGTGTTCCAGAAAGTTATGAATGAAAACAAGAAACCAAAACCCTAAAGGCGGAACCGAGTTACAACTTGGTTTTTTACATCAATACGTAGATAAAAATTTATTAGATCAAGTACAAATTTGTACTAGTGTACCTGGTAAAGTTCCTATTGATCCTAATAAACTTAATATACTTTGGCAAAAAAACTCTTACGATCAACCTAATTTATATCCGTGGTTTAAAGATAAAAATAATCATCACAAATATGATTGGTATGTTTTTAATTCTCATTGGAATTATGAAAAATTTAGAATGATGTTTGGCATTCCCACTGAAAAATGTGTGGTTATTAAAAATGGAGTTGAAAAAATAACACAATCTCCGCATTATGAAAAAGGTAAACCTATTAAAATAATTCATCAAAACACACCTTGGAGAGGACTTAGTATATTATTAGGTGCAATGCAGTTAGTTAAAAATCCATTAATTACATTAGATGTTTATTCTTCATGTGAAGTATATGGCAAAGACTTCATGGAAAAAAATGATCATAATTATAAAGCATTGTATGAACAAGCTAAATCTTTACCTAATGTAAATTATATTGGATATAAACCGAACGAATACATTAGAGAGCATTTACAAGATTATAATATGTATGTTTATCCTAGTATCTTTGAAGAAACATCTTGTATTTCTTTATTAGAAGCAATGTCTGCTGGTTTATATAGTATAGTAACTAATTATGGAGCCTTGTTTGAAACAGGAGCAGAGTTTCCAATGTATATTCCTTATGATAGTAACTACAAAGCTTTAGCTGAAAAATTTGCATATGGTATTGCTGCCGCTGCAGAAACTTTAGATAAACCTCAAATACACAGTCATTTAACTACTCAAGCTAGCTACACACAATTATACTACTCTTGGCCAAAGCAAGCCTCTGCGTGGACAACATTTTTAAAAGGAGCTCTTAATGCAAAAGCCAAATGAACCAATATGGTTTAATGTAGACAAAAATGAAACAGCCAATGATGATACTTATCAGACAATTAAAACTAACACAGTAGAAAATAAAATAACTGAAATTAATTTAAGTACATCACCTCACAAAATTATGGTGTGCACTCCCTGTCATAGTGATGTTAGTATGCACTATTGTCAAGCAGTGTTAAAATTTCAACAAGCTTGTTGGAAAGAAGGAATTTTATGTAGTTTTACTTTATTAAAATCATCATTAGTTACCCAAGGTAGAAATCTGTGTGTAGCAGAGTTTTTAAATCATAAGGACAATTACACTCATTTATTGTTTATAGACTCTGATATTGATTTTAGTCCAAAGTCTATTTTTAAAATGTTAGAGTTTGATAAAGATTTAATTAGTTTACCCTATCCAATGAAACTTTTAAGTTGGGATAAAATATGGCGAAGACTTAATACAAAAGAAGATGCAATTAAAAATGAAAAAGATTTAGCTACAGCAGGTTATACCTTTCCTGTAAAAGTAGAGGACCCTAATTCAATAACCGTGGACAAGGGATTAATGGAACTTACTCATGCTCCTACGGGCTGTATGTTGATTAAAAGAGAAGTAATTGAAAAGTTAATTAAACATCATCCAGAACTAGAGATATATCAACCTACCAATATTAATGGTAAAGAAGTTAAAAAAGATAACATGTATAACTTATTTGACACATTGCACGACCTTGAAACTAAAAGATATTTTGGTGAAGATTTTGGATTTTGTCAAAGATGGACAGATATAGGAGGCAAAGTATATGCCTATATAGATGATCCTATTACTCATGTGGGAGAATATTCCTACACAGGTAGATTTAGAGATGATTTATGGCAAGCAGGACGTCCTGTCAAATCTGTTGACGATAGCAAAAAAATCAAATAAAGTATCCTATTTACAGGATTTCTACGCCTGCTTAACAATATAAATATATTTAAACTATGGCGATATCTAGATCTTTAATGAACAGACAATTACAAGCAAATGGGGGCATTATGCAAGTTGCACCTAGAGAGAAATTTGGCCTAGGTAGTAAACTTAAAAAGTTTGTTAGAAAAATTATACCAAATGAAGTAGCAGATATAGCAGTCAAAGCTGCTCCTTTTGTTGCTCCTTTTAACCCGGCAGTTGCAGCAGCAATGTCAGGACTAGGTAGTTTTGATCAAACAGGTAGCATTGGAGACTCATTAAAAAGTGGAGCTTTGACTTACGGATTAGGTCAAGGTGCTAGATATTTAGGTGGAGCAGGTTTTCAAGGTAATCCTTTTGCTGCAGATGGCGGAGCTTTTAGAGGTGGCCTTGAGGGATTTAAAAGCGGATTTAGTTCACCATTAGGAAATCAAACAGGATTTAAATTAGGTAAACCTGTCGAAGCAGTTGAAGGTGTAGGTATAGATACTAGCGTGCCTTTAAAAAAACCTAATGTGTTAGCAGAACAAATGAGTGAAGTATCTTTGTCACCTAATAATTTAGCAGAACAAATGAGTGAAGTATCTTTATCTCCTAGTGGATCTGTAGTTAATACAGTAGTAGACAAATCTATAGTAACTAAAAACGATCCTGGATTTTTAAAAAATTTATTTGATGGAGTCAGTAATCAAGACTACGGTAAGATTGCTAAAACAATTGGAGATGGAGCTAAAAAATTTGGTAAGGCTATGTTTACAAATAAAGATGGTTCTATTGACAAAGCAGCAGTAATGGGAGCAATAGCCTTTGCTGGATCATATGCAGAAGCCAGAGCATTAGCCGCTGAAACGGGCTTAGATGATGATTTAACTGAAGAAGAATATAATGAAGCACTTAGAGAAGAAAAAAAAGAAGAGTACGCAGGTTACTTAACTAACTTCTTTGGTGGTGTAAAAGATGGTGGCAGAATAGGATTTGAGTCTGGTGCTAATGAAATGATAAAAACACAATTACTAGAAGATATTATGCCTAATACAGATACTACTACTGAAGACTATATAGTTATTTTGACTAAAGACGGACCGAAAGTAGTTTTAAGATCTCAGGCACCTTCTGAGTCTATGTTGATGGATACTACTACCAGTGTATTTGGAGATGCAGGTAGAGGAAGAAGAGTTCCACCAGAACTTAGAGCGGACGGCGGAAGAATAGGATTTAAGTTTGGTACTAAACCAGAAGAAGCAGAAATAGGTATTATGTCAATCGACGTTGAAGCAGGTGATGACGACGATATGGAAGATATGAATATGGCTGCAGGTATTAATTTTAGCAGACAAGAAAAATCATATTTATTTAGAAGACTAGGTGGATCAGGTGGATCAGATAGATCTTACACTATGCCTAACCTATACAGAATATTAAATAACCCTGGTAGATATCCAGAAGATGCAGCAATATTAAAAGAGATTGCTATTATGGGATTAGGAGAAAATAAAGCTGACGGTGGAAGAATAGGGTTTAATGATGGATCTTCAACAGGCAATTTTGGTGCAGATCGATATGCTTCTGAATTAGTAGAAGCATATGAAAGTCTGTTAAATAAAGGAGATCTATTTTTAACAGATGTAGAACAAGAATTACTAGAAAAAGGAGAATATCCATCACCTGATAAAATGAAAGAATTTATAACAAGATATGAAAATTTAGAAAAAGAATACAAACAAGGAGAAAATAAATTTGACAATATAGATCTTCAAGACTCTTTGTTCGATAAAGATGCTTTAAAATATTACAATAAAAAAATTAAAGATCTTGAAAATAGAGAAGAAAGATTAATGGATAAAGAAGAAAAAATAAATGAAGTAATGTACACTGATTTAGATGTTAGTAATATTTTAAGAACCCCTGAGTTTCAAGAATGGTATAGCTTATGGAAAGCAAAGGATCCAAAAGCTGATGATTTACCTAATGCAGAATATTTTGAAAATATGATGTTTGATACAAAAAGATTAAGACCCGATGTGATGAAAACAAAATTTGACTTCGAAATGAAAGCCAAAGGCGGGAGAATAGGTTACAAAGGCGGTGCTAACAGAGTATCTGAATTATTAATTTTAAGAGATGGTATATTAGCAAAAGATGCTAACGCAGATGTATCTGATATTGAGGCAGAAATATTTCAACTAACAGGTAAGGTATTTAAATCAATAGGTGGTATAGGAGACATACCTACAGGAAAATTAAAACAAAACAGTGCTGGAGTAATTGAAAGAGATTATAGAGATGAAGGTGGTTTTGTGCCAGTAGGTGTTAAAGAACGAGCTGATGATGTACCTGCTATGTTATCTAAAAACGAATTTGTAATGACTGCTGATGCTGTTAGAGGTATAGGTGGTGGAGACGTTGAAAAAGGATCTAAAAAATTATACAACACAATGAAACAAGCAGAAAAAGTAGGTAAAGCATAATGGCTACAGATTATACACAAACAACAAGACGAGCTCCTTTTATAGAAGCCGCTCAAGAAAATTATATTGATTTATTAACGCAACAAGTTGGTAGAGCTCCAGGCTCTACAATTACAGATGCTGACGGTAATGTTATAGGCACTGTACCAACGTTAGCACAACTTGGACCACAGGTTGCAGGTCAAAATGTTTTAA